CGCGATCAATAGCGCAGTCGACGCGGCTTCGTGGGGTAATTGCCTGGACAAATCAGCTGACCTTGACATTGACAAACTGACCTGGCTGGCAATCGATCTTTCGCCCGATCGAAGACATGCCAGTTTAATTGGGGCGCAGAAAATCGGGGGCGAACAATTTGTTGTGAAGTTGCTGCATACCTGGCAAAACGATCTTCAACTGGACGACAAAGCAATTGCCAACGACCTTGCAGATTACGCCCGAAAGTATCCAACCGAATACGTCCTTTACAGTCGAAAGACCAGCGCAGCGGTAGCCGCACGCCTTGCACCTGCTGGCATTCCAATTTTCGACATGGACGGGGTTTATCCGCAGGCATGCGACGAAATGTTGTCGGCGATCAATTCAGGGCGTTTGAAACACCGTGGTCAGGCACAGTTGTCAGAAGAAGTTTTGGCAGCGGTTCAATTGCGTCGTGGTGACGGCGGCTGGGTCATTGGACGACGGGCGTCACAATCGGTCGTTTGCGGTGCAGTGGCAGTTGCACTTGCGACACACTTCGCGACACGCCCAGAGAATGATCTTGACATCATGGTGGGTTGATCGTATAAGCCTGACACAATTCGGGCATGGGATTTTTCGATCTATTCACGCCAAAGGTTACGGCTGCCGTTCCAGTCGAAGCCACCAACGTGGACGCAGCTGCTATTGCGCCGTATTACAGTGAAGTAGGAAATCTATTTCTATTCGGCGGCGTGATAACGGCTTCGCGTGCCGAAGCAATGAGCGTGCCTACATGCGCCCGCGCGTTGGGAATCATTCAGACAATTGCGTCATTGCCAATGCACACACGCAACGAAGCAACAGGCGAAAAGGTTTCACAACCACGCGTTATCAATCAACCTGACCCACGAATCCCAGGCGCAACATTTTGGTCATGGATTATTTCAGATTTATTTTTCTTTCCTTCAGCGTATGCATTTGTTATGGATAGGTACGCTGACACGGGCAAAATTCGTGCAATGGAACGCGTTGCACCTGAGCGTGTAACCATTCAAACCAATGGCATGGGTTATGAAATTGTTTCGTATCAGATCGACGGTTCATACGTTGACCCAGCCAACCTGGTTGTTTTCCAGGGTACGCAAGAAGGTTTGCTATCTCGCGCAGGTCGTACGATTAAGGCTGCGGCTGCCCTTGAACGGGCTGCAATGAATTTCGCCGTTGAACCAATCCCACAAATGGTTTTGAAGTCAAACGGCACATCATTGCCCGCAGATCGCGTTTCAAAGTTGCTGAGCGCTTGGCGCACTGCGCGTGCAAACAAATCAACGGCGTTTTTGAATGCTGACGTAACGCTGGAAACATTGGGCTATGACCCAAAGAATTTGCAGCTGAACGAAGCCCGAAATTACGTTGCGCTTGAATTATCACGCGCATGCGGTTTGCCCGCTTACTTTACAGATTCACAACAGTCTTCATTTACTTATTCAAACGCGTTAGATAAGCGCCGCGACCTGGTTGATTTTGCATTCCGCAATTTCATGTCAATCATTGAACAACGCTTGTCATTTGCTGATTTCACACCAGCAGGCAACCGCGTTTCATTTGACCTTGACGATTTCCTACGCGGTAACCCTTACGAGCGCGCGCAGGTTTATGAAATCTTAAATCGTATCGGCGCAATGTCGATCGACGAAATACGCGAGGAAGAAGACATGCTGCTATGAAAAAAGTGATCACACCAATGCAAATCACGGCTGCGGATTCAAACAGTCGCACAATCTCAGGGCGCATTGTTACCTTCGAGGAAACTGGCAACGCTTCAATTGGCAAGGTTCAATTTGCTGCTGGTTCAATCGAACCAACCGCCGTTTTGCTCAACCTTGAACATGACCGTACACGTCGAATTGGCAAAACACTTTCAATTGAATCAAGCGAAAAGGGAATTGACGCGACATTCAAAATTGCTGAAACAACCGCTGGCAATGACGCATTGGTTGAAGCGCAAGAAGGTTTGCGCGACGGTTTCAGCGTTGAAGTTTCATTTGACGAATACGAAACACTCAAAGACGGCACAGTCCGCATTCTTATGGGTGAATTGACAGGCGTTGCGTTAACCAGCGAACCCGCCATTCGATCAGCGCGCGTTGAGTCAGTCGCCGCAACTGAAGAAGAAATTTCAGATTCGACAATCGAACCTGAAGCACCACAACCAACAGAAGGAGAAGACGAAGTGGAAGACACCGTCAAAGACGCTGCAACCGCCGAAACGGTTGAAGCCGCCCAGTCAATCACCGCAACTGCAAACGCAGTTGGTGGTTGGAAAGCAACACCACGCATTGAAATCACTGCTGCAAAGTACCTGGAGAATAAGGTTCTTGCTGCGACAGGTGACGAGACTGCGCGCCAGTACGTTTTAGCAGCTGACAACACAACAGACAATGCTGGACTTGTTCCAACACGTCAGTTGTCTGAAGTTATCAACGGACTATCAACAACAATCCGCCCAAGCATTGACGCGATCTCTCGCGGCACATTGCCTGACGCTGGTATGACTTTTGAAATTCCAAAGATCACTGCTGCACCAACAGTTGCAATTGCTGCTGAAGATGCAATTTTCTCAGATACAGACCAAAATTCTGCGTTCTTGAGCGTGGACGTCAAGAAATTTGCCGGACAACAAAAATTCAGCGTTGAACTTCTTACCAGAACGTCACCATTGTTCTACGACGAACTACTTCGCAACATGGTTGCTGCAATGGCAAAGGCGCAAGACGCTTACGCAAACGCACAGTTGGTTGCAGGCGCAACTGCTGACGCAACAGGAATCACAACATACCCAACGGCTGCTGAGTTGCTTGGTGTAATCGCACGCGGTTCAGCAAGCGTTTATGCTGCAACTGCTGGTCTTGCAAATCCATTTGCGCGCAACATTCTGGTCAACACTTCACAGTGGTCAAACTTAATGTCACTCAATGACACAGGTCGCCCAATCTATAACGAAGTGACAAACCCAATGAACCAGCCAGGTTCAGCAACACCAGGTTCACTTCGTGGACGTGTTGCAGGTCTTGACCTTTATGTCACTGCAAACACAACTGCAACAACCGACACAGATGATTCAATCTTGATCATCAACCCTGACGCATACACATGGTACGAGGGCAACTCATACCAGTTGCGTGCAGAATCAACTGCTGACGGTTCAATCACCGTTGGTGTTTATTCATTCGGTGCAGTTGCGACAAAGATCGCAGCAGGCGCATTTGGTGTGAATAAGTCGTAATCGACAACAACTAATCATGCGGCGGGTTCTCCCGATCTCGCCGCAGCCGATCGAAAGGAAACGGACATGCCAGCCATTGTCACCGCCAGTCAATTGCGAACAGTGCTTGGCGTGTCCGTTTCACTTTATTCAGACAGTTACCTGGACGAAATTATCAACACTGCTGAAGCCGTAATTTTGCCAATGCTTGTTGCAAATACTTCAGCAATTCAGTCCTACAAACTTGAATCAAACGTTGCGTATTTTTACACCGAACGCAACCACCATTTTGTGGCGGGTCAATCAGTCATTGTGACTGGTTTGCCAGCACCTTTTACCGCAACACATACAGTCGTTACCGCAACCCCTTATTCGTTCACCGCTGCATTTACTTCATCAAATGTCACATTGCGCGAGATCATTCCAATTGGTACTGCAACACTTCAGGGTTATTCCGCAGCTGATTTATACGCAACCAGCGCACCAATCGAATCAGCAATTTTGGCAGTGAGCGTGGAAGTCTTCCAATCGCGAGTTGCAGCAGGCGGTCAGATCGAAGGCGTCGATTTTGCCAGTACGCCCTATCGCATGGGTAGAAGTTTGACCAATAGGGTGTCCACATTACTTCAGCCGTTTTTAGACGTCGAAGGAATCGTGCAATAGTGCCAGCCAACGCCGTTGCAGATACACGCGCAGCCCTGGCAAGCGCGTTTTCATCACTTTCAGCGACTTGTTATTCAAGCGTACCTGAATCACCAATTCCACCAGCGATCGTCATTGTTCCTGATTCGCCGTACATGGAAGTTGTGCTTATCGGCAAGGCTTCCACAAAGGTCAAGATCAATTTTGCAATCACTGCCATTGTTGCTTCCAATAGCAACGCAGGGTCACTGGACAACCTGGAAAAACTCATCATAGGAATTCTCGCGGCAATGCCCGCGGGATACGTTGTTGGCGTTGTTGAAAAGCCGACGGTGTTGGAAGTAGGACAAAGTCCAATGCTGGTTGCTGACATAAACGTTTCGACGTACTACACACAAACGACATAGGGGACAAAATGCCAACGACAATCATCACGGGTCGCGATTTAGTCGTGACCATTTCCAGCACAAACTATGACGCGCAGGCGACCAGCGCGACACTTGCGAATTCACCAACCGTCGAGACTTACCAGACACTTGACGGCAAGGCTTACAAGCACATTGACGACCAGTGGACTTTCGATCTTTCAATGCTTGCAGACTGGGGCGCGTCAGGTTCATTGTGCGAAGCACTATGGACTGCATGCGAATCAGCACCAAACACAACATTGGCAGTTTCAATGACTGCGGTGACAGGTGCGGTTTTTGCATTCAACGTCATGCCAGTATTTCCAGCAGTCGGCGGGTCAGCACCTGACGCGCAGACAGTTGACCTATCATTCATAGTGGTGGGAACACCTACTGAAACATTCAGTTAAAAACTAACAATCGGGAGACAAAATGAAACTACCAATCACAATTGAATACAATAACGGCGACCAAATCACTTACACGGCGGCACCGCCTGAATGGGTGAAGTGGGAAAAGCAAACGGGTCACACCATTGCCCAGGCGCAGGAAAAGATCGGAATTTCCGACCTGGTATTCCTTGCCTATCACGCCATGAAACGGGAAGCAGCTGGTAAGCCAGTTAAGCCGATCGAAGCATGGACGGAAACTATTTCCGAAGTGATCGTCGGTGAAGCAAACCCAAAAGCCACCCAGTCGGAAGCCTAAGTCGAATCGTTTGGGAGATAGCCCTGGCAACGGGGTTATCACCAAATGAGTTTGAAAGTGCCGAAGACATTTTGACGATTATCGAAATTTTGGAAAGGCGAGCAAATGGCGACTGACGCGATTAGTTATGACAAAGCCGAATTGCGTGCCATTTTGCGATCGTTCAAAGCAATGGACGAAGAAGCAACCCAGCAAGCAAAAGAAGCCACCAGCGAATTGGCTGAGTACGTTCGGGGCAAGATTATTGCAACCGCTAATCAATCCACCAACCGCGTTGCACCCAAAATCGCCCAGGGTTCAAAGGTTTCAAAGTCGTCAAAGATCGGTGAAATTTCATTTGGTTTTGCTGCCCAAAAATTAAGCGGCGGCGGTACAACTCAACAGGTTTGGGGCGGTTACGAATTCGGTTCAAATCGCTATAAGCAATTTCCAGTGTGGTCAGGTCGCGAGGGTCGCGGGTCACGCGGCTGGTTTATCTATCCGACATTGCGAAGCGCGCAACCTGAGATCATCAAAAAATGGGAAGAATCATTCTCAAAGATAGTTAGGAAGTACGACTAATGGCTGGTAGTCGCACCCTTAAACTTTCCATTCTTGGAGACGTTGACAACCTTAACAAATCGCTCAAGACCGCTTCGGGCGACGTTGATTCATTTGGCGACAAGGTTGGCAAGGCAGGCGTTGCGATCGGTAAAGCCTTCGCCGCAGCTGCTGCCGCTGCTGGTGCTGCTGCAATTGCAATTGGTATCGAAGGCGTAAAGGCTGCCATTGCTGACGAAAAGGCACAAACACAATTGGCGTTGGCGTTGGAAAATGCCACGGGTGCAACACAGGCACAAATCAAGGCAACCGAAGATTCAATTCTTCAAATGTCATTGGCGACGGGTGTTGCTGACGACGAATTGCGCCCTGCATTGGGTCGTTTGGTTAGATCGACGGGCGACATTACAAAGGCGCAAGATTTACTTTCAACCGCCCTAGACATTAGCGCCGCAACAGGCAAGCCAGTCGAAGCAATTGCCAATTCGCTTGCGAAGGCTTATGACGGCAACACTGCCGCCCTGGGTAAATTGGGCGTTGGACTATCTACTGCCGAATTGAAAACAATGTCATTCGAGCAGGTTCAGGGTCGTTTGACTGAATTGTTTGGTGGCGCAGCAGCGCGAAACGCTGACACATACGCGGGACAAATTGCACGCGTTCAGGTTGCTTTCGACGAAGCGAAGGAAACATTGGGAACGGCATTGTTGCCAATTCTTGACCAGTTATTGAAATTCATCAATGAAAACGCATTGCCAGCAATTCAAGCATTTTCAGCAGCCTTTAGCCTGACCGAAGGCGACGGGTTTGGCAAGGTAATCACCGACGTTGGCACGACCTTGAAAAAAACCTTTACACCAATCATTGAAGGCGTGAAGTCGGTATTTGATAGCGTCAAAACTGCCGTGCTTAATAGCAAGGACGAATTCAAAGCATTCTGGGACGTGGTCAAATTTATTGCGCCATTGGTTGGCAAGGCAATTGGCGATTCATTGAAGGTCGTTGGCGACATTGCCGAATTGGTTATCACAATCATTGCCAAAGTTTTGGGTGCTATCAAACCATTGCTGAACACCGCTATTGACGGCATTAACCTAATTATTAAAGGCTATAACGCCGTGCAGTGGGGTAAAGACATTCCAAGCATTCCAAAGATCGGTGGCGGTTCGGGTTCGACGGCGACGGGCGCATTGGGTAACTTTTCAATGTCCACAGGTACAGTTTCAACGCCTAGCGTTTCGGCAGTTACAACAACGGCGGGAACAACTACAACAGGCGGTGGCACAACATCAAGCGGAATTGCAACTGCTGCAAGGGTTGCTGCGTCAGCTGCAAGCAGTGTCGTTTCAGGCAATTTCAACCCTGGTTCATTTCGCATGGCTGAAGCCGCTTCAATGGGCACAACAATCAACCTGACCGTCACGGGTGCATTTGATAAGGAAGGCACTGCACGCACGATCGTTGAAACTTTAAATTCCAGTTATTATCGCGGCACAGGTGGCGCAAGCGCGCTTCAGGCAATCTAACATGACGCAATGGTCACCAATTTGGAAAGTTGAAATTGACGGTGTCGAATACACCGACGCAGTTTTGGCAAACCTAACAATCCGCAGCGGTCGAACAAACATTTATGAGCAAGCCCAAGCGGGATACACCAACATTCAATTGATCGACGTCAATCAAACCGCATTGCCTGTAGAAATCAATTCAACAATTTCAGTTCAGGTAAAAGATACCGCAGGCACTTTTGTCCCCATTTTTGGTGGCAACGTTGTGGACATTGGTTTGGAAGTCCGTGACGTTGGTTCGACCATGTTCACACAGACTTATTCAATCACCGCATTGGGCGCATTGGCACGCTTGCCAAAGACACTGACCAACGGTGTACTTTCCAAAGAGTTTGACGGCGATCAGATTTATGACATTTTGAGTGACGTTTTATTTAATACCTGGGCGGAGGTTGCACCGTCAGTGACATGGGCTGGATACACACCAGCGGGCACAACTTGGGCAACGGCTGAAAATAATGGTTTGGGTGAAATCGATCGTCCAGGCAATTACGAATTAGCAGCACGTTCAAGCAATCGAACCGACGTTTATTCATTGGTTTCGGCGTTGGCTACTTCGGGACTTGGTTATTTGTACGAATCCCCAACTGGTGCGATCGGGTATGCCGATAGTACACACCGCACCCAATACCTTGCCGCAAACGGTTATGTTGACCTTGACGCCAACCATGCCCGCGCAGCAGGTTTGCGCATTGAAACCCGTGTTGGCGACGTGCGCAATTCCTTGACGATCAAATACAACGCAACCAGCAGCAGCGAACAATCAGCCAGTGACGCAACTTCAATTGCCCAATACGGCACACTTGCGCAAATCATTACGACCACACTTCACAATTCAGCTGACGCGTTAGCCCAGGCAAATTTCTATTTGTCACTTCGCGCCCAACCGCAACCCATTTTTAGTGAGATTACATTTGACTTGACGAACCCCGAAATTGACAATTCGGACCGAGATAATTTGATCAACGTTTTTATGGGCGAAGCAATTGCACTGACAAATCTGCCCTTGAACATGGCTTCAGGTACGTTTCAAGGTTTTGTTGAGGGCTGGTCATTTCAGGCAGCCTATAACCGTTTGAGCGTGACGTTATTGTTGTCGCCATTGGCTTATTCATTGCAGGCAATGCGCTGGAACGACGTGCCGATCACCGAAACATGGACAAGCGTGTCGCCGACTTTAGACTGGGCAAATGCCACAATAGTGGCTTAGAAAAGGAGAAACCTATGAGCAACCCTACGAGTTCGTTTGGCTGGCAAATGCCGACGTCGAGTGATTTGGTAACGGATTTACCAGCAGACTTCGAAGTCTTCGGGCAAGCCGTTGACACGTCATTGGCTGACCTAAAGGGCGGCACGACAGGGCAGGTTTTGTCTAAGGCTTCAAACACTGACATGGACTTCACATGGATTGAGCAAGATGACACCACATTGGCATTTAATGCACAAACGGGAACGACTTACACACTTGTTGCAGCTGACGCACAAAACAAATTGGTGACCACTTCAAATGCTTCAGCGGTTACCGTTACAGTGCCACCGTCAGTTTTCACAACAGGAAATGTGATCAACATTCAATCCATTGGTGTTGGATTAACGACATTGACACAAGGCGCGGGCGTAACGATCACTTCAACGGGTGCAACTGCTTCAGCACCAGTTTTGCGCGCGCGTTATTCTGCCGCTTCAATTATTTGCACGGGTTCAAACACATTTACGGTAATTGGTGACGTTTCATAATGACTTCAATTTTGGGAATTCTTGCCAGTTCAAAAGTTGGTTATTCAGGACCAACTGCCGTTGATTATTTAGTCATTGCAGGTGGTGGCGGTGGTGGCGGTGCAGGAACGGCAGGCGGTGGTGGCGGTGCAGGCGGATTTTTAACAAGCACTTCATTAGCCGTCGTCGGTGGTACAACTTATTCAGTCACCGTTGGTGGTGGCGGCGGTACTGACGGCAATGGTTCGAATTCAATCTTCAATTCTATTACTGCAACAGGTGGCGGTGCAGGCGGTTATGGCAACGTAAGCGGAACGGGAAGCACTGGTTCAACAGGTGGTTCAGGTGGTGGCGGTGGTTCAGGGAACAACGGAACAAATAGTTTTGGACCAACTGCTGCAAGTGGAACTTCAGGTCAAGGCAATGCAGGCGGACGATCAAGACAAGATTCAGGGTATAATCACGCAGGTGGCGGTGGTGGCGGTAAAGGTGCTGCAGGGGCTGACGCTACGATTTCGGGATTACCAATTGGCGGCGTTGGTGGCGCAGGTTCATCAAGTTCGTATTCGGGGGCTTCAGTAACCTACGCAGGCGGCGGAAATGGCGCGCAAGAAGGTGAACCACGCCCAGCGGGCAGTTCAGGTGGCGGCGGTCAAGGCGCAACCAATGGTTTTTATGGTGGTGCTGCAACAAGTGGTTCAACGAATACAGGTTCAGGTGGCGGCGGTGCAAATGGTAGTTATACAACGGCTGGTTCGGGTGGTTCAGGAATTGTGATTTTCCGTTATCCAGACAGTTTTGCATTGGCAAAATCAACAACGGGTTCGCCAACCATTACAACTTCAGGCGGATACAGAATTTACAAATTCACAGGAAGTGGGTCGGTGACTTTTTAATGGCACATTTTGCAGAATTAGACGACAACAACACTGTTTTGCGTGTGATCGTTGTCAATAATGAAGTTATCACAATTGAAGAAGTTGAAAACGAACAATTAGGAATTGATTTTTGTCATGATCTTTTTGGCGGAAGTTGGATTCAAACTTCATACAATGCAACAATAAGAAAGAATTTTGCTTGCATTGGTTTTTTCTATGATGAAACACTTGACGCCTTTATTGCGCCAAAATGCCATAATGAAGCAATCTTGAATGAAACAACGGCGCAATGGAATTGCGAGAATGAGGAACATCATGTCATTTCCTGACGGTACAAACGCACGTTTGATCGAGGTTGCCGCAGCTGAATTGGGAACAATCGAGGAAGGCGACAATCTTACCAAGTACGGTAAATTTACAAAGGCAGACGGTTTGCCCTGGTGTGGTTCATTCGTCAACTGGTGTGCGGCGCAAGCAGGGGTCAAGATTCATTCAGTCGTGTCAACTGCAATTGGGGCGCATAAATTCAAAGAGATTCAACGCTGGTCATCAATGCCGCAACTGGGCTATTTGGCGTTCATGGACTTTCCACATGACGGTGTTGACCGCATTTCACACATTGGAATTGTTGTCGGCTTGATCGATTCAAAGACATGTTTGACAATCGAAGGAAACACCAGCGGGACAGGCGACCAGCGCAATGGCGGCATGGTAATGGTGAAGGTTCGTTCATACGGTGAAGGCAAGGAAATTGTCGGTTTCGGCATTCCAAAGTTTGTGCCGTACAAGGGAGAATTTCCAATCGTTGAAATGCCAAAGTCGGCAGCAAAACCAACAAAGGAGAAAAAATGGAACAAGCCAAAGCCCTAGCCGCGTCGTGGGCGCGTTCATTTATGGCGGCAGCACTAGCCCTTTACATGGCGGGCGTGACTGACCCAAAGACCCTTGCAATGGCAGGTGCAGCAGCAGTTGCACCAGTTGTTTTGCGCTGGTTAAATCCAAACGACAAAGCCTTCGGTTCTACGGGGAAGTGAACCGACGATTCGCGGCGGCAGGGTTGGTTTGGGCACTTGCACTAATCCTGACCGCTTGCGGGTATCAAGGGTGGACACGTTATGAATGTCAAGAATTCGACAACTGGGGTAAAGCGCATTGCCAAAAACCGCAATGTCTCCCCACTGGAACATGCACTGACGACCTACTTGGAATTGAATCGCAACAGACCCGCACGCCGTAAGTCGCCCGAAGAAATCCACGCGCAGCTGATTTTGATAATTGGCACAACCCTTGCTGCGGTGTTTTTAATTGTCACCCTGGGTATTACTTACGCACTCATTTTTGTCACGCAACCAGTCAGTGCGCAAGCACCCAATGACGCAGCATTTATCGATCTATTGAAAACCCTGGCAATTTTCTTGACTGGTTCATTGGGTGGTGTACTTGCTGGTAACGGACTGAAATCCAAGCCAAAGCCCGGGGACACGCCGACAAATACGCAAGGTTCTTGACCGCGCGCCAATCATGCGTCACCCTGAGTTCAGGTGGTAGTCCTATCACCAAGAATCGGGAGAATTCAAAATGGTACTTGATCTACTTGACCCGCAAACGCTGGGTCGTTTGGTTGGCATTGTCTGCCTAATGATTTTGGCAGCGGCTACGGGATACGCAAAAGGTTTCAAAGAAGGCAAGCGCGAAGGCATGGCACGTCGTAAAGCAATGGTTCGCCACATGGCAAATAAGGCGGTCAAATAATGGGTTTTCTAGACAATTACGAAGCAAGCCGTGAACGCCTTGAACGCTGGTTGGCAACTTATCCGCTGGGACGCATTGAAACTGAAATTGTTGAATTCAGTGCTGAAAAGGGTTATGTCCTAGTTAAAGCCCAGGCGTATCGTCATTTTGACGACGTGGTTCCAGCAGGAACAGATTATGCCTACGGTTACCAGGGCGCGTATCAACAAAACATGAAGCGTTGGTTCGTCGAGGATACAGTCACGAGCGCAATTATGAGAGTTCAACAACTTGTCATGGGTGGGGCTGAACGAAGCACAAAAGAGATCATGGAACAGGTTGAAACAAGACCAGCAAAAGTAGCAAACACAGATTCAACATACGATTACTGGACAACCAAATTTGGTGACGTGCCGAGTTACAAAACCGCAGCTGAAGCCGAGCAGTCAGGAATCCCGTCATTGGGTTCATCAATGGACGAAGTGGCAAAACAGTTGGGCGGTCAATTGGTAGCCGAAGCACCGCAGTGTTCACACGGTCACATGATTTGGAA